CGGCACGGGATTGCCGCCGTTGGCGTAATTAATCGCCGGGGAGACCAGCACCATGTCGCCCGAGACGTGCGGCGCGGCCTGCGTGCCGAGATCGCCGCGGCGCACGGTCACGCTCGCGAGCGAGGTATTGACGGCGAACACCCCCATGGCTTCGCGGTCCACGTAGATATAGCTGACCGGAGTGCCGGGAAGCGTCGGCGCGGAAATGCCTGTCACCGAAGCGAGGTAGATGGTGGTCTGCAACTGCGCCGAGGTGTTGCCCGAATAATAGTTCGGGCCGGTCACGGCGCCGGAGAGCGTAGTTTGCGTGATCGAGACTTGGCCGCCCTGTCCGAAGGCAGCAAGGGCCAAGCTCGCGAGTACGACAAAAACGGATGCGATTTTCTTGGTGTGATTCACTGGTGTTTTTCCTTCCCTTGTGGAATTGGTCTTCTTCGGTTGGGGAGCGCTTAGCTGGCGATCCGCACGGCGCCCTGGGGATACATCGTCAGCCATCCGCCGAGCACGTCGAGACGCATGAGCAGGCGGTCGGTGTTGATGTCAGGCTGCGCCCACATACGGATGGCGAGGCCCAACTCCTTGTCCGCGGCCATCTCCATCATGTGCTGGTTCTCGTACATCTCGAGATCCGCGCAACCGAAGCAGAAAGCTTCGGGATGGAAGGCCACGCCGCGGGCGCTCTGCACCGCCGATGCGCCGGAGACGGTGATCGCTGCGGAGTTCGCCGGCGACGCGTCGACCGTCTGGTAGGGACCGGCGAGGGTGATGCCGTCGCCGTCCACGCAGCCGATCGGAACGTTCGCCTGACCGCTTCCGTTCGAGGTCACCGCCGAGAGCACAACGAAGGGCCGCAGATCGCCGGTCGATTGGCGGGTGAGCGGGTTGATGCGGTGCACGCCGGCGAAGTAGATGATGTCACCCGCGTTGAGCACCTGCGTATTGTTCGACCAGCCCGAAGTGGCGATCGAGCTTCCCGTCTGGCTCGCGCCGTTGACCACCGGCGTTCCACCCTGCGTTCCGGTCGTGAAGGCCGGCGCGTTCTGGGTTTCAAACCAGTCGAAGCCGAGGCCCGAGGCGATGCGGCCGCGGATGTACTCGTCGTCGCCTTCCTTGCCGCTGATGTTGCGCAAAAAGCCGGTCGTCGAGGAAACCAAACCAGCCAGGGCAGGGAAAATGCCGCGCTGCATCCTGGGCGAGATGTGCACGGTGAGATCGTCGGTCGGGAAACCTTCGTCGAGCAGGATCTGGCGCGCGTTCAGGTAGGTGTCGGCGATCGAGGGCACCGTTCCCGGTGTTCCCACTTCTGCCGGCACGTTGATGAACTGCTGCAAGCCGTCGGCGTCGATGTCGTTGGCAATCTGGACGATCTTCGGCTTGGTGACGCGGTTGGCGAAATCGTCGAGCGAGAGGGAGAGGTCGGAGCTGGTGAAGGCCGCGGCCTGCTGGTACTGCTTGTTAAGGGTCAGGGGCACGGAGCGCTCGATGTAGTCCTGCAGCTGAATGCCTTGACCGGCGGTCGAGACCGAGCGGGCGGGTTTGCGAATGTTCAGCACGTAGCCGATCTTCGCGCCCGAGCGGCCGAATTTGTCGTCGTAGTTGCGCTTCACCTTCTTGGTGAAGGAGACCTGGTTTTCGAGAACCATCAGGTTCTTGAAGCTGATCTCCTGATTGGTGAGAATGACGTTTGCCAAAGGAGTCTCTCCTGTTTGGTTACCTGCCGGCGCGCTGAGCGGCTTTGAAGGCGCGGAAATCGCGGTTCTTCGCAGCCTCGGCGCTGGACAGAGTAGAAGCTGTGGCCGCCGTGCTCACCGGACGAACCGGCTCCGGGAGCCTCGGCCGAGTTTTCGTTTTTGCTGCGCCATCGGTTCCGCGCGGTTCGCGCGCTCCGGCCTTCTTCAGCTTGTCTGAGAGGCGGCCGATCTCAACAACGGCGGCAAGCGGGGACATTTTTGCGAGTTCCTGCGTGAAGGCTGGGTACTTCCCGAGGTAGTAGGTCACTGCGGGACCGTTCTCCAGCTCCAAAATCGTCAGTTGCGCGGATTCGTGCATGGGAATCTTCTGGTTGACCACTTCATCCCAGTCATCGTGCGTGGCTTTGAATTCGGCGACGCCGGCGCGATAGTTTTCGTAGTGCTCCTGTAAACGCGTCTGCTGCTCGGTGCGGGCGCTTTCTTTTTCTTCCTTGGCGCGGCGCACCTTGTAGCGGTAATCGAACATCGCCTCGTCGAATTCCGCGTCGGTCTGAAAATCCTCGCGCTTGGGCACTTCGAGCTTGGGCGCGGCCGGCTCGGTGGTTTGTTTTCCGCCCTTGCCTTCGAGCGCGGCCAGCCGCTCTTTGTACGCGCGCAGCTCGTCGCGCAGTTCGCGTGTGGCTTTGTCGATGGCGCGCTGTCGGCGCGTAAGTTTCTGGCGTGGCGCCGCGGCAGCAGCGGCCGTCGCCTCGCCGTCTTCTTCGTTTTCTTCGGCTTCGAGTTCAGCTTTTTCGCGGGCCTCGTCCTGCTCAACCTGGAAGGCCTCGTGCGCGATTTCAAATTCTTCGTCGCTCGCAAAATCTTCGCGCTTGGGCGCCGCCGGGGTTTCGGCGGCAGCAGCAGCTGCGGAATCTGTCGTGGTGGTGGCGGCCGCGGGCGCTTCCACTTCAAAGCCGTTCGCGGCCAAAACTTTCTCGACCGCTTCTTTGGTCGCGCCCTGCGAGGCGCTCGAGAGAATTATTCCTGTGGGCATTCATCCTCCAGCTGGGCCGAGAGGCGCCCGATCTCAAATGCCGCATAGACCGGCAAGAGACGGCTGAGCTGCAACGCGAACTCCGGGTTGCAGCCGAGGAAATAGCTGATCTGCGGGCCGTTCTCGCAGCCGCGGATGATCTGCAGGAGATCGTTGTGCACCGGAATGTCGTCCCGGTTCACCTTCTCCGCAAAATCGGGATGCGTCGCTTTGAACTCAGCGACACGCTGTTCGTAGGGCTTCATCACTGCCTCCATTCATGGGTGTGTGGATTGCCTTGGGGTTTGGGATTGCGATTTCGGGCTTTCGGAACTTCGAAACTTCAGTTGAAGCTGACCGTCAGATCGGTCGCGGCCGCGGTCACCACGCAGATTCCGTTTTTGGTCTGCAGGTCATAGGTGAGCGTGACCGGGTTGGTTGAGCCGATCGTCTCGATGGTCGCGAACTTGCCCGAAGCGGGCGTGCCGGTGCAGCCAACGCCAGCAATGTCGTAGAGCGTGACCGTGCCCGGCGTCCCGCCGTTAAGGGTCACCGTGTGCAGGTAGCCAGGCGAAGGCTTCACCGCAGTCGTGGCCGCGGCGGCGATGTAGCCATAGCTCGCATTCGAGGCGGGTGGCCCTTGCGCAAAGACCGGTGAGATTGCGCCGATGGCTGCGGCCAGGATGCACAGCGCCATCAAAGTCGAGAGAGCGATGAAACTAAAAGGTGTCTTCTTCACTGAATTCCTCCTGCGGGAATCGGTTGCGGCCGCGGCGTGGGCGCGGCGGGAGTCACAGGCTGCACACGCGGTTCGACCGAATTGGGAAGCTCTGGCGTGTTGGGCGCGGCGCCAGCATCCTGCTCGATGGTCATGCCTTCGTGCATGGCAGTGAGCTGCTGCGTGATGGCCGCCAGCTGCGCATCCATCGCGGCCTGGGCGGCCTCGTCATGCGACTTCAGCCGCTGCACCATGATCTGCGTCCAGTTGTTCATCAGCGCGACGCGCTCGCGGCTTTCGAGATCGAGACGTTTGGTGCGGATGGTGTCGGAGGCGCGCGTCATCTCCTGCACCACGATGTTGTATTGCTGCATCAGTTGCGCCAGCTGCGCCTGGGCCTGGGTGAACTTCGATTGCAGGTCGTCGGCTTCGGAGTCCTGCAGGTTCGGCGGCAGCATTTTCTTGAAGCGCGACGAGAGCACATCGGCGTCGGGGAAATCTGCATTCTTTGCCCAAATGTCGCCGACCATGGGCAGCATCATCTGCGGGTTTTCCTGGATGACGGCCGTCAGCGCCTTGAAGGCTTCCTGGCGCGCGGTGCGGTACATCGGGCCGGTCGAAAGCACTAAGTCGTAGTCGCCGACGCCGACGTCGTAAGCCTTCTTCAGCCCCATCGCCACGTTGAGCAGCTTCTGCGCATCTTCGGGGAGTTCGCCGTTCGGGCCGCGCTGGGTGTACTGCGAGTTGAAGACCACGGCGTGCTTCACGGAATCGTCAGGGTTGACGATGCGCTGCACTTTGGCTTGCGAGATCAGCTTCGGCCACAGATCGAGCAAAATCTTGCCCTGCCACAAAATCGCGCGGTTCAAGTTGTCGTGCCAGGTCACCATGCCGGTGTCGGACTGCTGCTGGCGGGTGAGAATGGCGAAGCCCGACTCCTGGGCGTTGCCGGCTTCTTCGCCGAGGCCTGGCCCGTAGATTCCGACCACGGCTTTCATGTCGTAGTCGGCCTGGCGGATCACTTCGCTCATCGCCTGAATCGGGGCTTCACGGCCGGCGCGCTGCGGGACCGGGAGCTGATGGCCGGCTTCGTCGTAGGCTTTGTAAAACAGGTGGGAGAAATTCTTGCGGTTCATCTGCCGGTAGTCTTCGCCCCACTGCGCGTTCTCGGCCGGAATCCACAGCGGGTCTTTCGACACCATGTCCACCTGCTCGATCTGGCGCGTGACCATGAAGTCGTAGATGCGCTGCGCGTCGCGGTAATCCCGCACCATGCCGGCGCGATAGATTTCCCCGTTCACATTCAGGCGCACGCCGCAGACTTCCGGAAACGGAACGTAGATGCCGAGATAGTCATAGCTCTGCAGAATGCGCAGCGCGTCGTGCTTCACGCAGTGCACCTGGCGCACGATGGTTTCGCGGTCATCGACGATGCGCGCCCGGTCCTGCTTTGAAATGTCGTCCTGCAGTTTGGTTGTGCCATCGTCGAACAGGCAGAGCGTCTTACGCTGCAGCTCGATCCACCAGTACTCGGCCACCCGCGCCCCGTCTTTGGTCACCCATGCCTGCGCGTTCGCGCCTTGTTGCGAGGGGAAATTCAGCTTCGCCATGTCGGTCGCGCCGAACTCGGCTACATAGTCTTCTTTCGAGTAGTCGGTAATGACGTGCGCCCAGAGCGGATCGGTGCCATCCGGCCGGCGCACGGGCGAGAGATAAACACAGAAGGGATTTTCGATCGATTCAATGCGCGGCTCCTGGTCAAAGCTGCGCTCGTGCACGTAATCGGCCTTCACGCGCCAGGGGCAGGAGCCGGTGCGCATCATCCAGTCATAGGCGTTGTCGTAGGTGACTTCCGCCATGGAGACGACTTCGACGTGCCGCAGCACGCCCTGGTGAATCTTGGCGGCTTCGAGATCCGCGCCGTTGCCCACGGGCGAGACCACCATGGCGGGCCGGTGCTGGCGCTCTTCGCCGGTGTACTGGCGCAGAAATGCGGGCGCGCGGTTGATGGTGAGGCAGGGCTTGCCTTCGATTTCGCGGTTGGCTTTGACCGCTTCGTCCCATTGCCCGGTGCCGATCGAGAAACGCAGATCTTCGAGCGCCGCGGTGCGCCACTTCGACTCGGCTTCGGCGGTAATCTTAAAGCGCTTGAGCGAAGTTGTGATCAGCTCCTGGTCTTTGTTGATGCGGGAGGCCAGGCGCTTCGATTTCGAGGTGAGGACGACGGGCATGAAAGGGGAAGCAGGTTATGCGAGATCGCTCAAGGTCTTCTGTGCTCCGCCCTTGAGCGTGGGATAGAGCGAATGCGCTTTACGGCGGATCTTCTTCGTAAACTCGGAATTTTTGCCGTGGTGCATGGCGGCCAGCGCTTCGGCTTTTTCGGCTTTGTCTTTGTTCGGCATCGGATAGCTGCCCGTTCCGGATTTCCCCGGCACGCCGCGCTTCGATTTAGGGACGGCTTTCTTCTGCGCTTCGGTCATCACCGCCATGTCAGTTTCCCTCCGTGTTTCGAATCAGCCGCACATCCGCTTCCTGACAGAGCACGATGTTGTTGTCGCGCGTCTGGTGGCCGTCTGCCGAGCAGTTCCAGCTCTCCCAGTCGGAAAAGTGTCCGATCGCCACGCGGTCGCCGGGCCTAAGCGTCGTCGGCTTGAAGACCAGCTTCGGCAGCACCCAGCTCAGCGGGCCTTCGCGCTCGATGCCGGAAAGTTTTTCCTTGTACTTGCCCGGACCTACGGCGAGCACTACGCCGGTGCGCGTGCCGATGTCGCGATTGCGGGCGATGTCAGGGACCACGATCGTTATTGTCTTTTCGGTGGCCTCATCGAGTTCGACCAGGATGTGATCGCCCAGCGGACGGATCTGGCGCGGATCGAAGTCCATCACCGCGATGCGCGGCTCCTGCCAGACTTCAGAAGAAACCGGGTCGTGACGGATTTGTGCGCGGGTCTTAGGCACAGTGTTTCACGCCAGGTCGCTCAGCGAGCGCATTTTGTCGTCGTGCTTCGACTGCATGCGCCGGCCTTTCGAGGTTTCCTTGCTTCCCCGCATGGCGCCCATGTCGTTCATCGCGCCGTAGACATAGCGCGCCGCGCGGCGGCCGGTGAAGCCTTTCTTTGCGGCTTCGCGTTTCAGCCGCGCTTCGAGAAAGACAGGCATCAGTCCTGCTCTTCCGGCTCGGCTTCAGCCGCGCCGTTCTCGTAGCCTTCGGGCTTTGGTAATCCCCCATGCTTGATCAGGTGATCGACGATGTGCCCGCCGCCTTTTGAGACGCCGTCTTCGTTGAAGTGCACTTCCTTCGGCTCGTGGCTGTAATCGGTGTACACGTGTTTTACGATCGTGCCGCCGCCGAGCTTCGGATGCAGCTCAAGATGGTCGAGCGTTTTCGGCCCGCGCCGTGGTTTCGCTTCCGCTACCTGGATTCCGCCCATGTTGTCTCCTTTCGAGATGCCGTGCGATCGCAGACGCGCCGCGGATCGAGTCACGACATAAGCCGCACACACCGCGGTCGAGCAAGTTCTTTCCCATGCGCCGCCCGCACCACTCGCAGTTCTTCATTTCAAGAAACGCATCGATCAGCTGCAGGTGCGGCGACTGGTTGGCCGCGGCGATCGCATTCTCGCCGATGCGCGTCAAGCCTTCGAGCGTGACTACTGCGATCGGCTCCGGCGCTTCCGGCTTCCAGCTCATGCCATCCATCCGCCATCGCCTGAAGGCATGGCATGCGCACCAGTGTCGGCGCTCGGTTGCTGGACTTTTTTCTGCACCGGCGCCGCGAACGTCAAAGCCAGCGCATCGCCATCGTCGGGTGAAGTCGAATTCAGGCCCATCTTCGCGAGCCGCGCCTTCATCTGGTCTTTCGATTCGAGCTTCACCCGCTGCTTGAGATCGGAAACCAGAACCGGCTTCTGCAGATCGGCGGCGAGCTCGTGATCGCCGTCGATGGCGCCGCCCTGCTGCAGCCACTTCTTCATCTCGTCCCACATGTAATCGCGCCAGTAGGCGCAGTGCGGCCGGGGCGAATCGGCCCCGAAGTTGACGAGCATGATGCGGTCCTCGAAACCGAGAGCCCGCACGCCGGCGTAGACGCTGGAGGCGATGCCGGCGGAATCGAAAAACATCATCGCGATTTTTTCGCCGTTATAGGTCTTCGAGAGCACATCGGCGATCTTGCCAACCATCACGGCGGGGTCCCGCGTCAGCGAGCCTTTCACTTTCACCGGAGGAATAGAGCGCGCGTCGTTGCCTTTGCGAAAGCGGATCACGTTGTCGTCAGAGCCGCCCCAGGCGAAATCGACGCCGGCGACGATTGGATCTGTCGCCAGCGAGTAAGCCTGGCGCTGCTGAGCCAGCCTGACCATCTCCAGGTCGATGAATTTATTTCCGCCGGCCAGCGGATAGAGCCCGTAGTAGCGCACGCGCGCTTCATCAGAGTTTTCCCCATACACCGCGATGGTGGCGTTGATCTCTTCGACGTTGGTGCCTTCGGCATCGCGCGAGTCGTAGACTTTCGGCCGCCAGCGATGGCGCTGGTCCCCGAATACCGCCTCGTAGAACGCGCCTTCCGCACGATGGCATTGGCTCATGAGCAGCCAGATGATCTCTGTGTACGCGTCCGTGAGCGCGCCCTCCACGGTTTTGTAGATTGTGTCCGAGATCGAGCTCGCTTCGTCGAAGATGATCACCAGGCGCTTGCCTTTGTTGTGCGCGCCGGCGAAGGCCTGCGGATTGTCTTCCGACCAGGTTTGAAAATCGGTGCGCCAGGTATTCTCGTGCTCCGCATCGTTCACCTTGATCGACATGACGTGCACGTCGAACCAGTCTTTGTTGATGGCGTTGCGGAACCACTTCGAGATCTCCGGCTGCGTCTTGGTTTTCATCTGGTCGCCAGTGCCGGCGGTGATGAGAACTTTGCAGTCGAGCGCGGTTGATTTCGCCCAGTGCACGATCATGGCAATCAGCGCGGACTTGCCGATGCCGTGGCCGGAAGAGATGGCCTTGCGGTAGGGGGTGTAACGCGTGGCGGGATTCGCAAGATGAGCCCCGAGCTCTTCGAGAACCTCGCGCTGGAAACGCCGCGGCGCCGGATCGTGTTCGAGCTCCGTGCCCGGTTCGCCCCAGGGGAAGGAATAGAGCGCGCAAGCGAGCGGATCGTGGCGCATCTCGTAGAGCCGCTCAACCAACTGCTGCTCGTAATCGACGGATTCCAGCTCAGCGGTGGCGGAGACGTTCATCGGCTTTCTGCATGGCGATGCGGAAGCGCTCGCTCAGGTTGAGGGTCACGTTGTGCTCGATCGGCTTGTCGTGCAGGTGGTTCACGGTGATGGTGGCTTTGCCCTTGGCCCGGTCGTAGAGATAGCGGCGGGTTTCGAGCGCGATGCGTTTGTCGAGCGAGTCCCAGAGGCGGCGCCAGCCGGCGAGCTCGAGAGTTTCTTTCTTCGGATCGAAGGGGGCGCAGAGCCGGTCGATGATCCACTGCGCATGCTGCTGACCGGTGACGGTGCGGCCATCGATCGTTTGAACCGGCGTGACTTCTGTTTTTTTTCGCCCGGCCCCGGGTCGATGCCCACCGCGGGCCTTCTTTGGGTTTTCAGCCACGTTTGAAAACGGCTATATCAATCAAACAATCAAACCGGAGGGGAACCCCTGAGTGCGGCGCGAACGGCGTCGCTGGCCTCGGCATCGGTGAGCTTCAGGTACTCGCCGGTCGAGGACATCGACTTGTGTCCGAGATACTGGCGCACGTTCTCAATCCCTGCGGAATGAATAGTTTCCAGAGCAATCGTGTGTTTCAGCGCGTGCGGATGGCGCTTGCGTTCGGGGATTCCCGCCTGCTCGCAATAGCGCTGCATCAGGCGCCAGAAGTGCTGCCGGCCGATCGGAAACACTCTTTGATTCGGAGGCGTTTTCAAAGTGAAATCAAACCACGCCTGGCGCTCGTTCAGGAGCGGTTCGTCGCTCTCCAGCAGCGGCTGCTCGGTGCGCAGACTGCCCTTCAGACGGCGCACGTCGAGCAGGCCGTCGATCACGCTAGTGGGTTTCAGGGAAAGGACTTCGCTGGCTCGGAGACCGTGGGAATAGGTCATGAGAATCATCAGCCAGTCGCGCTCGGAATGAGCGCGCGCGGTGCGCAGAAGGGAGAGAAGTTCCGACTTTGAAAGGGCGTCCAAATCAAACCGGAAATCAAAAAGAATCAAAAAATGAGACAGAACTTCATATTGTCGCCTCGCCCGCGCTCACCGCTGGGCCTCCAGCTTCTCGCAGCCCTTGGGGAATACCGCCGAGATCTTCTGGCAGTGGGGCGGGGAAGCGCGGTCGCAGTCGAGCAAACGGACGTGAGGCCTGCATTCGGGCTCGACCAGATAGTTGACGCCCACAGGCCGGCGGGCGCAGCCGCAGAGAAACATCGCCCAGAGCAACAGGAAGTTCAGCAGGAGCATGCGCATCAGGCAGCCTTCGGGATCTCCCGGTCCTGACGGCGGCGGCGTGGAGGGAATTTCAGGGGTTTCACTGCTTCCCACACACGGCACATCTGTTCGCGATAGTGGAGGTAGAGTTCCGCTCGCAACGCGCGCTGGAATTCGGATTGGGTCACGCCATCACCTTCAACACCACGGGTTTTTCCATCTGCAACAGCTTCACCGTGCGCTTCCATTCGAAGGGCGTGGCGAGCTTACGGGTCTTCACGATCCGCGAGACGCGCTTCTCCCACCAGAACTCGACGGCGCTCAAGGTGCTGCGGTCGGTGGGGATGGGGAATTTCATGTTCAGTTCAGCGCGGCCTGCCCGGTGACGCAGGCGTAGAGGTGGTTCGCCAGCCAGCCGGCGATCGGGACCAGCAGCACCAGCGCTCCGGTCAGCACCCAAATTCGCGTCTTCAGGCTGCGCACGACGCATTTCAGCTCGTAGATCTGATCGAAGGCGTTGACCAGGTCTTTCCGCCTCTGCTCCGCCGAGCGTTCAGCGTGGAGGTAAAAGTCCCGGTACTTGCGGTCCTCGATCATCACTTCGCCGACCGTTTTTCCCGATCTCGAAGCCTCTGAACACAACCAAACATAGAAGCCGCGTCATCTCCGGGCTCTGGCTCTGGCTCGCATTCAAAGCCTTTCGCAGCTCGTGGAGCACGGCCTGGTCGAAGCTGTCGAAGTAGGTCACGCATGGGTCAGGCGGAAAGTTGGCGGTGGCAGGGGCAGTCTTCCGAACAGGTACGGGCCGCGAAGTAATTGTTGGGACGATGACGTGCGAAAGCGGTGCCGTCTCCGGCCATCGGAATCTCATAGTGCAGTTTGTCGCCCTGGTTGTGCGTCTTGATGACTCGGAGGTACCACTCGGGACTGATGGCATAGCCGAGTTTCTGGGCTTCTGGGAGATTGAATTCTATCCGCTCCACCAATTGAATCGCGCGGCGGCCATCGCCGTCTGTCACCAGAAAGGCATCTCCCCGGCCCAGAGCTACAGCCGCAGAAGAGTTGGAACAACGATAGGCGAAGCGATCAACGGTCGGGTTCTGGTCCCAGCCGTACACACGTATGCTCATGAGTCGATTGAGTGGAGGATGCGCCCACTCGGCGGCGGAAGGGAGCGGATCGGCCCGGTACAACGAATAGGGTCAGGCCAGGCCCGCTCCTTGCTGGATAGGGTTACTCGTCAGCAGCAAGAGTGGAGGGGAAACGGGGCGGGAAGCAAGTTACCGCCGTACCATGCACTGTCGAGAAATCACTGGGAGTCGTACCAGTTCGGGTCGCCCTCGGTTCCGAAATCCTTGGATTCGGAGCGCGAAGTCCGCCACAGGCACGCACCGATCAAGTAGACCTGGTACAGCGTGAAGCTGACCATCGGGATGATGACCACGGACCAGGCGAGGATTTTGAGCGCTTTCATTGCGCAGTCTTCTTCTCTTTGGACCAGCGGGCTTGAGCGGCGCGGCGCATCTTTTCGGCTCGCTGCTCGGGGGACATTCGGCTCGCGGTGGTTTTTCCACCTTTGCGGCCGAACTTAGCAAAATAATCGCGAATCTCTTGCTTAGTGGCCATGCATCGAACCTTAACACGTTCTCAGGGGCTATGCAAGAAATATCTTGACAATGCATAGGGGGTATGCAAGAATGTCTGCGTAGTCGGACGGCCTGAGTGGTGAGACACCCAAGCCGCCCTAACCAAAGAGACCTAGCTAGGAGGCTCCATGGCTTCGAACACTCTACCAGTCCTCTCCCCGATCTTTTCCACAGCGCTCGGTTCCGCGCTCGACCGCGAAATCGCAGAACTCGAAAAAGCCGTCCGCCGCGCCGAAGCCCACGTCCATCTCGGACGGTGCTGGTTTGACGATGGGCACTCCGACTGCCGCGAACGCGCCGTGGTCCACCAGCTCGGCACCGACTTCGAGTATTGCTTGCGTCACTTCGAGGCGGTGAGCCGTGGCTGAGAAATCCCTTGCCGCCCGCATCGCCCGCGCCATCGTGCACCTGAACTTCGACGAGCCGGAAGAAGCCCGCGACGTTCTGCTCGAAGCGCTCGCCTATCTCAATTTTGATATGCCCGAAAACCGAAAGGAGCACCATGGCAACGCAACCGCTTAGCCCGGAAGTTCCGCGCATCCCGCCGCAGTCGGCGGAGCTCGTCCACGTCGAAGCCGTGCCGCAACTGGCGTTGCAGCGCACGCCCGAGATCGTGTTGAAGGAAGCGGCCGTCGCCGCGAAAGCCTTGCGCGACCTGGTGGAAGCGAAGCCGAAAAAAGTCGTGCTCGGCGGCAAGACCTTCCTGCAATTCGAGGACTGGCTCACCGTCGCGCGATTCTACGGCATCACCGTCGCCTCGCGTGCGACCAATTACGTCGAGCGCGGCCGCGTGCAGGGCTACGAATGCCACGCCGAAGCGATTCTCGTCTCGACCGGGCAGGTGATCGGCGCCGGACAGGCTGAATGCCTCGACGACGAACCGAACTGGAACATGCGGCCGGTGTACCGTGACGGCCGCAAAGTCGGGGAAGAGAAGGTCCCGCTGTTCCAGCTCCGCTCGATGGCGCAGACCAGGGCGCAAGCGAAGGCGCTTCGCAGTATTCTCTCCTGGGTCGTGGTGCTCGCAGGATACGCGCCCACGCCGGCCGAAGAGATGGATGGAGCAGCCAAGGGTCAGCCGATCGCTTCGCGGCTCGAATGCAACCCGATCGCGCCGGACCGCGTGCAGGCGCTCTGCGGAGAAATCCGCAAGGCCGCCAGCATGAACCACCTCAAGGCGCTCTACTTCGCAGCCGGACAGGAAGCGAAGAAAGCCAACGACCGCATCGCGCTCGACGCCTTCGTTGCTGCCAAAGACGCGCGCAAAGCGGAACTGAATCGAGGTCGGCAATGAGCACCCCCGACAACTACCTCGAATGCGTGCAGGGCTCCGAGCTGTGGGCGAAACTCCGTTGCGGGTACATCACCCCCAGCCGCGCCCGCGATGCCTTCGACGTCAGCCAGAGCGGCAAATCGAAAGGCCAATACAAAGCCACGCGCGCCGACTATCTCACGGAACTGGTCTGCGAGCGGCTGACCGGCATCCCTTACCCGCACTATGTCTCCGCCGAAATGCAGTGGGGCCGGGAGCACGAAGCCGAAGCGCGCGCCGCCTATGAGCTTCACGCGGCGGAGCTGGTCGACACGACCGGATTCGTCCTGCATCCTTCCGTCTCGATGTTCGGCGCGTCTCCGGACGGCCTTGTCGGCGACGACGGGCTGATCGAAATCAAATGCCCCGCCACGAAGACTCATCTCGAAACCTTGCGCTCGGGCGTGATCCCGATCGAGCACTGCTTTCAACTGCTCGGGGAGTTGAGCTGCACCGGGCGTCAGTGGGTCGATTTCGTGTCGTTCGATCCGCGGATGCCCGCTCACCTGCAACTGTTCGTGAAACGCTACCAGCGGGATGACAAACTGGTCGCGGCCGTCGAAGTGGAAGTCGCGCATTTCAATCGCGAGATCGAAGAGGCCATGCAGTCCTTGCCCGCCGCCCCGAGTCCGGTGGCGGAGCTGCTCGATCACAACGACGAAGATGAGGCGCAATTCTGATCCGCCGCCGCCCCATCCCGAAGTCCCGCACCTTCCCCCTGGTGTCGCAGCACTTCGAACTCATCCTGGATGGCTCTGTCCGCCGCTACCGGGACGGAAGGGAAGTGTGCGTCGATTCCCCGGCGGGATGGCGGGAATACTCGCGGCGCATCGACGCCATGCTTCAGCGGCAGAACTGGCGATGCTGCTTGTGCGGGAAGAAAATTCGCTCGCGTCACGATGCGACCTTCGAACATCAGCGACGGAGAGGAATGGGCAGTGCGTTTCGGGACGACCGCGCCGACCGCAACGGAGTTGCCCACTGGATTTGCAATCACGAAAAAGGGTGATGCTGCGGGCCGTCCGGGAGGGAGATCGTCGCTACAGCGGCATCCTATTGCGCGCGTTGGGGCAGAATTTCACAGTCCCGCCCTCCACATTTCTTCCCGCACCTTCTGGGTTTCCGCATCCTGCTCGACCCACCAGCACTCGCAGTCGGACCAGCCTTTGGAGTAGCCGTCGCGGTAGGCTTTCTCCCGCGCTTCTTTCCGGCCGCGCTCCGCCCCTTTACGCTCAAACAGATAGAACAGCGCGAGGACCGCCACAAATTCACCACCAGCGAGTAAGTAGGGCATCATGCGCTCACCCTCGCTTCGTACACACAGGCGCAATTTTCTCCCGGCCGGAACTCGAAGCCGCATTCCTTGTTTTCCTTGTGGACGTGGCCGCAGCGGGGGCAGGGATCAATGAAGCGGGAGGTTTTTGCGAGCGTCGGCATAGCGCCAACTGCACTCTCAATGGTGCGCTGCAAGGGCAGAGATTCCATCGGCACCAATAGCGCTTCCGCCAATTGTTCCAGCAGATCGTGGAAGTCGATCTGGTCGTGGATCCGCCGGCCGTCCGGCAAGCGCAGAATGGGCAGGGCTTCGGCGGCGAGCACCAGCGCGGCCGAGATGTCGCGCCGGGAATCTTTCTGGATGACGAGGGCGAGTTCGGAGACGGTCATGCGGTCCTCCACCTGAAAACTGTTTCGACTACGTGCTCTCATGGAACAAGCTCGGCTGCTCGCCCTGCTTCCGTGTCTTCACCGGATGGGTGCGAAACCAGCTCAGGCACGCGTGATAGGCTTCCTGGGCGCAGAAGATTTCGAAGATCTCAGCGGACTCCATCACGCCGCCTCCCGCAAGAGACGTGTCAAGCTGGCTGCAGTGACGCGGTTCGCATCTTCGATGTATCCCTGCAGCCGCTCGCGAAATTCAGCACACACGGTGCAGAGATCCCCTTCAGCCCATCCGCAACCCGACGCGCACGGACGCATGTGAGTGCAGCCGCAGATGCGACATCTGGGCTCACGAGCGGGCACTGCGATGCTTTTCTTTTTCGCTTTCATGCGCCAACCTCATCGGGAAGTAAGACCAGACGTTCCCACGGTGGAATGCTCGGCACGTCGTAAAGGATCACGAAGCCGTGAATCACGCCCGGAATGTTCAGCGACGGAGTCAGGGCCCACACGCCCGCGGAAATGCGCTCGGCGCCATAGCACTGCACGCCTCGTTCATCGACAACTTTCTCGCGAGCAATCGGGACCGGCACGATGAGATCCGGCCCGAGCCAAAGCACATAATCTTCGCCGTCCTCGCGAAAGCAGAAGAGATCGAAGACGCGCCGCCGATCCGGACGATGATCACCTTCGACGTAGCGGACGAAGAGTTGACAGACAGGAATCGACGGATCTCCGCACTCGATTGCTGCGCCTTCGCACCAGGCTTCGACTTCCTGAATTGTTTTCACGCCGCCTTCTTCCTCTCCGTGCTCGGCTCCTCCCGGACGCTCGCCATCAGCGACCAGGGCCAGCGCAAATCTTTCTTGTGCGCCCACCACTCGGAACGAAGTTCGGCGTGCACCGAGAGCTCGTGCGGGTAGGGGCGCTGGGGACAGCGGCAGAGAAGCGGAGCAGGGAACCCGAACCGCCGCGCGTAATGGAGCATGCACGCTTCCTGGCCGCAGGTGTGAAACACCATCGACTTGTCTGCGCCGATCACGGTGAAGGGAACGCCGCACACCACGCAATGACGGTCGTAGGTCCACTCGATCGGCTTCTTCGCCGCGAATTCGTGTTCTCCGTCGTGCCAGGTTTCGAGCACGCAGCCCTTGAAGTCGCAGGGAACGGGATCGCCGGAGTAGTCGAGAGAGAAGGCGGCGCTCATTCCTTGCTCCCTGGAATCAGCTTGTGGCCTTCGCGCTGAAACCACGCATCGCCTTCTTCCTTCGTGCCGTCCCACTCGCCGTTCATGGCACGCACGGCCAAATCATTTTTTCCCGCAGCCCGCAGATCGCGGACGAGATCGACGATCGGGGTCGCGCTCTCGCTTTCGAAATCGTCATAGCGGCCCGCACGCGCGGCTTTCTCCATTTCGAACAATCCTTCGGCGTGGAGCACCTGCGCCAGTTTTTCTTTTGTGGACACCGTCACGCGCACCTCACTTTCTGGGGCGGGCTGGTTGCCCGGTCGAATGCGCTGGCATCCCACCGATTCTCGGTCGAGGCTAACTGCCCGCCCGCAGAAACTTTCTCAAAGCCAACGCGCACGATGCGCACGCCGGAACACTCGTAGAGAATCGCGATCGCGAGGGACGGCAGAAAGCCGCAGTAGAAGCCGGCTTTCAGGATCGCAAGAAAAAACAGAATGAGGTTCGAGATCATGCGACCGCCTCAACTTCCTTCACGTTGACCCTCATGCCTGGCACCGCCTGATACGTGGCCTGCCCGACCAGGCGAAGGAACCCCATCTCAGCGAGCTTGGCGAGGTCGAGGTTCAGCGGAGTCGGTGCTCCCGTTTGCTTCATCCAGCCGCGCGCCCGAAATTCATCATTGAGATTCGCGATCTTCCGCGGCTGGTCGAAGAATCCTTGCGACAGCAGCAACGCAAGCCGTCCCGTCTTGGTCGCGTCGCTCGCCTCAATCACATATTTCCGAACGGTGAGATCGATTACGGGACGCTTTACTTCCAGCGACATCGACACCTCGTCGTTGTTGCCGCCAACAAATTCCGTCGCCGGCGGGACTAGCGCGCTGCTGCGATCTTTGGGAGTCGGTGCCGGAGCAGCGCCTGCGCCGCTCCGTTTCAGCTGCTCGATTTCGGCCTTCAGTTGTTCGATCGTTCGTTGCGCATCTTCGAAAAGCTCTCTATAGTCCACGTTCTCGTCCTCCTCATGCCGCGCGCTCGCCGGCTGAAATCTTGCAATCGCATTCTTCACCAGCTCGTCGCCGGCTTGTGCCGGCAGCGCCCTCGCGATCGTGAATCCGACCTCGGCCGGCATCCAGCTCGGCAGCACATACACACGCGTCAGCACGTCTTCGAAGCACGCGAAGAATTGTCCGCGGCGAAGCTGCATGACCTCTTCCGGTTTGGGCTTCAGCTTCTTGGGGACGGCCATCTGCGCGAGAGTGTGCTCGACTTCGTTTACTTCGCGCTGCACGCCGAGGATCCACACGCCGACCTGCTTCAGAATTCTCTTGTCGACGCCGGTGATATCCTGCGAGTCGAGCCACATGAAGTTCTGCGCCGCGGCTCCCTTCCGAATGAGCGATTCGCCGGCCATCTTCACTGGCGTGTTGCGCGCCTGCGGCAAAAACTCCCAAGCTTCGGGAATCACCGTGATGACACCACGCCGGCGATAGATCTCTTCCATGGCGGACGCAATGGCGAGCGACTGCATCTCGGTCGAGTAGTCGCTCAGATCCATCACGTTGAGGCCCGGCTTAAGATCGAGCGCGGATCCGCGCGTCGCCATATTCAGCTTGAGGCGCCGCAGCTCGGGCATCAGCAGCTTGAAGTACTCCGAGAGTTGCAGGTACATGCCGGCCGCGTAACTAGTCGCTGCTTTCTTGTGGCGATCGCCGTGCAAAGCCGATTCGACGTTCTTCGCGACTCGCTCTAGGGTCGTGGCGCCCTGACAGACACGGATGATCCACTCGCGCTGATACTTCATGCGCTCGCGCATCATCGCCTCGAGAATCGACTCAACGAATTGCCAATCGGCGCGATCGCGAAAGTAGGGCGGGATCGATCGCGCTTTCACAAACGCGCTCTCGGCTCGTTTCGTGAGGAATGCCAGGGCTGGCCTCGGAAGATCGCCGCCAGATCTGGAGAGTAAGCCCTCCAGCGTTGTCGTTTTCCCGCTCGCCTGCGTTTGGCCGCACACGACTGTATGTGCGAAGGGAATTCTCACTTCCTTGCCGGTAGAGACCTGGTAGCCAAGCAGAATGTCGCTCATGCCACCTCCGAATTCGTTCGCGTCCACCCCACCAGCTTTTCTTCGCCACAGCCCACGCAGTAGCCGAGCCGTCCCGCTTCACACTCGAACACGCAGACGAAAATCTGCTCGCCTCCGCAGTTCGGGCACCAGCGCATGCGCTGATAGAGAAACGGATCGAGAGCGGCGACTCCGCCGGCTTGTGGGAATGGCAAGCCGTGGGTGAGCTGGGAGTCGCCGTTCTCTTCGGCGCCCGCCCGAGACGTGCGGATGCTCGGAGGTTCGGCGGGCGAAGTCGATTTCATGCGGAAAAGTTTCAT